TTTGACTAGCCTGTGCAGTAGAATTCTGCTGCGAACTTCAAACGGTTGTCCGTAACTTTCGCGCCGTAGACGTAGAGGTCTTTGAAAGCGACACCGAAGTTACCAATCTGGTCTTCTTCGATTCCTGCTTCCAAAACCTTGTCTGCGAACGTGAGCCAGTTGCGGTTCGCTGCGATGCAGTGATAGCCGTTGACGTTATCGCCGAGAACGCGCGGTGACTTGATAATCATGAAGCCCAAGAGTTCGGTCATGAACCCTTTGACAATCAAATCTTGGTAAGCCGCCGGTACGTTCAATGCGATACCAGTTCCTTGCGGAATGTACTGGGCAATCGTCGGATGCAAGATGAGGAAGCGATCCGTTTCAGGGACTTCTTGGTTGTCCAAGATGACGCCTAACGCGATGATCTCCTGCATGATGTTGTTCTTCGTGATGGCGATGGCAGTATTCGCCTGGAGCGTGTAGGTCGCGCCAGTGATTACGCCGCCGTCATACGTTGTGGTCGGGTCGTCATAGACATCGAGCTGCACCACGATGGACGTAGCTGATGCGTATGAAGCGACACGATACCACTTCGAGTTACCGGTAGCCTTGAAGCCTTTACCGACCATCGCGGCGGTGAACGTGGTGCCAGAGCCGGTTACATTGCCGTTCACGTCAATTGAGACGGTGCCGGTCGTGTAATCAGTTCCAACGCGGTTACCTGCGGCGAGATAGGTGTAAAAGCCAAGAACATACGCGTCAACGTTTTTCTTGCGCTCAAGGGCGAGCTGTTGCACGACGACCGGGCGAGGTTCCTTGATGTAGGACTTCCACTTGTCAATCGTGTTTTCTTTCCAGTAGAAGGATTTCCAGATGGAAAGTTTGAGCTGCCCGTTGATCTCCTGAAGCGATGCCGGAGACAAGTTTGCGCCGGTGTAGACCTGTTCTGAAATCCTCTGGATGTTGAGGATGTTCACAATGGAGCCTACGGCGTTGATGTCGCCTTCGTAATCGCGGTTTGTGATGAGGTCGTATACGCTGTTCGCATACATTTCCTTCATCACTTTGGCTGAAAATGCTTCAGCCAACTTGGTAGCAAATGGGGATGGCATGGGGATTTTGTGTTGTTATAACCCCAACCGTCGCTATGCCCTATATCTCAAGATCAATCGGGTGCTTAGTGATGTACTCGACGTAGGCTTTGTAGTCCGACGTGCGAAGTGCTGCGAGCTGATCGGCGGTGAGAGATGTAGGCTTCGGTGCCTGTCGTGGACCACCGCTGCCGGGTTCAAGACCTGGCTTTGGCGTCGTCGTGGGCGCTGGTGCGCTACCGTTTTTTTGGAGGAAGGCTCCGACTAAAACGTCCATAGGGACATTCTTGTACTGCGGCTTCGATGCGAACTGCCTGAATGCTTGTTCTTTACCTTGTAAGGCAGGATCGGAGGTAATGACGAGTTCAATGCTCGTATTCCATGCCCGTTCGTCTTGTATCGCTTGTGACAAGCGCGAAGCATTTCCCGCAGCTCGTTCCGCGCCGAGTGTGCGCCGTGCCAACTCCTTTTCGGTATCACTCATAGCCTCCCATAACGGGAATGCTGTCCGTAGCTCCGAATCGGTTGGTTCTTTTGTCTGTTCCTGTTGAGCAGCTTGGCGAACCCTTTCGGCTTCGGCAAGCAATTGGGCCTCCCGGGAAGAATCTGAGAATTTCTGTTTCCAGAAATCAACGGTATCTTCGGGCTTGACCACAACCGGCTCAACTATCGGCTGTTCCGGTGTTGTGACCGGAGGCACTGTATCCGTCTCTGGTGTGAGGTTTGGATCGGGCATTTGTTTTTTGTGCCGTGTCGTTTAGACGTTAGGCATTAGTTTTATTCTGCGTGCCTATTCGATAGTAGGCAAGGTGGGGATAACTACGCGGTCGAATCTGCGGCTGCTGGTATTGGCTCTGTCGCCTCTATCAAGACGGCCTGTTCGCTGACCTGTAGCTTTGCTTGGCAGTTTGGGCAAATGAGAGTCTGTTCCTTTGTGATGTCCATGTATGTGTTGTGAATGGTTAGCGACCTTTATTCAAGTCCATACTTTTGTTTCAGCATGGCTTTCAATGACTCGCGTTCCTGCTCCGGGGTGACAACGATCTTCGTGATCGTGGTGAGAGCGGTGATGTATGCCTTTTGGAAAAGATCTTTCTGCGGTGAGTTGTCGTACTTCAGGAGTTCGGCTTCGGCCCGTGCGATCTCAACCGGCAGAATCTTCTTGAGGTCTTCAATCGTCACGTCACGCTTGCCAAGGATTGCCGTCCATTGTTGCCACGTCGCACGTTCGGCTGGCGTGAGGTCGTCAATGCTCGTGAGTCCTAGTTTTTGGAGAATTTGGTCAATCATGGGTTATGCGGCAATGGGTTGAGGGATAGGACTCGGTGTCGGTAAAGACGGCATAGCGGGCTTTATAGCGCCATTGGGGGGCATACCAGAAGGGTTCGGCGGCAATGCTGGCGCTGGGTTCTGATCTTCAAACTCCATAACCTCGTTTGTCTCTTCCGGCGTAAGGCCAAGCCAATCGAGCGTCTTCTGTTTTGCGATCTTGTTGAGCGGGATATTGTTCGGGAACTGCGCCTGGGCGACGTTCAACTTCTGGATCATGTCGAGGCTGTTTGATTCCTTGTCAGCCTTTGAGCCAACCTTCACCTTGTAGCCTTCTTTGGAATACGTCTGTGCGAGGTCAATGGTCTTGCCGTAATACTTTCCCTTTTGCGATTTCTTATAAAGCTTCGGTTGGGTCATCGTCTTGCCGTTAGCCATGACGATTGCACACGATATTTCGCCGATGTCCTGCCAATAGCGTTTGTGGTATTTAGATACATTCTGTGCGCGTTCCTTGGCCTTGGCTGCGAGTATCTGAATCTCCTGGGCGGTTTGCTGTGCGCCGCCAGCATTCGGGTCGGGATCACCGGACTCAACTGCCGTCGCGCCAGTGACGCCTTGAATCTCGCCGTCAATCCAATCCATTTCGTTGAACACGTCCGCCATCGGCGCGATAGTGACAGTCTGGAGAACGTCTTTCGGCGGTCCCGGCAACGGGTAAAAGCCGAACGGTGCTGGGTCATACCCAACGGGTACCCAGCCTTCTTTCGCTGTCGAGTCATAGAACTGCATACCGTAGTTCGCGAGCTGGCCGTTCTCAACTTTCTGGCTCCAACGGGCATTCGCGACAAGGTTCAAGCCGCGAACGGAGTCAGCGCCGCCGTCGCTCCAACAATCGGTGCGTTCGGTATCACCTGCCCAGCTTGCCCAGCTCAACATGTTGATACCAAGGATTTCATCAAGCGGCTTCTGCATGATGATCTGATTTGCATTTGCTGTGACGATCACCATAACCACGTCCTTCTGGTTATCCTCATCCCATACCTTTTGTTGAATCTCGTTCAATTCAACATACGTTTCGCCAACGATGGGATTCTGGACATCAGGAACGCCCATATCGAGCATTCGCTGTGCGCGGTCTGCGACGATCTGCGCGTTCTGTCCGGCAATGATGAGTCCTGCTTTGGTGGCAAAGAATGTACGGAGTTCGTTGATTGCGGCTTTGTCGTAAAGCGGATTCAATTCGATCTCTGAGATGGAGCGATAGATGCCGATATGAGAAATCCTGCGGCCTGATTGCAAGTCCCACGGATTCATATAGCGGTCAAGCAATACGTCCTGGGGGTCAATAACCTCAAGATGTAACCAGCCGTCGAGAATATTGATCTTCATGAATGAACGGCCATAAAGCCATTCCTGTTTGCGATCAACTTCCTCAAGGATGTCGAGGCGGTCGCGGTCGGCGACCTCAGTCCAGTAGGCGTTCAAGAAAAGCTCGGCCTTCTGGTCGTTGCCCTTATCCTCGAACTCGATGTCTACCGGCCAATTGGTCTGCGTGAGATACGTTTTGAGCGTCTTCTTCATGTACGGTACGTTCACGGACTGCCGTTGCGTGAGCCGGTTGATGATGACGGTATCGCGATAGAGTTCGTAATTGAGCGTCCATTGCGGGTGACGCCTCATGCGCCAATACAAGTCAGCGACTTGGTTCTTGGCGATTTGGTCTATGGTGAGCGGTTCAACCATGGGTATACGCTGAGTATGATTGCCACACGGGAGAGCGCAAGAGCTATGAGGGTGGGGATAAGTCAGGGAAGGAGACACACGCGAATGCGCGAATCCCCATATCCCTTACCACTTGTTCACGGGTTTCGGAAGCAGGTTCATTCGTACGAAATCCCTTTCGAAGCTGATCTCTTCCACGATCATCGCAACCGGAAAAGGTGAAGTAGTGTCGATTTGTACATTGCTGCTTGATGATGGGCAGACACTGATGCTCGGAGCAATATCTTTGAAGATGTTGGCGATCAGGGGACTCGTACTACTTGAACTTCCACCCTTGGTGCCTGAGCTGTTGCCGGAAGCACCTGATCCCGAACCGCTCTTGCCATCGACCGCGTTGATGATGCTCGTTGTCTGAGTGCCAACAGCATTGACGTCACTCGCGATGGGGTTTGAATCCGACGAATTGGTCTTTGTGTTTTTCCCTTGTTGACCGGCTGTATTGGTTGAAGGCGTACTCGCGTTTTTGTTCTTGGTGTCAGACGCACTATCGGTCGTTTTGCTCTTGTCGCAGTTATTGTCACCGAAACTGATGCCAGTTGAGTTTGACGATGAGACCTTGACGTGCGATGTGGTGTAGACAGCTTTGATGACGTATAGTTTCCAGTTCTTCCAGCCGAGCTTGTTATTCCAAAGGTCTTCGGCCTTCTTGAACGTCGGCGAATTAGGATCGGTGATTGCTGCGAGTGCTTCCGGTGATAGCTCCCATCCCTGTAGCTGCATTGGGTCCGTCGTCAACGTTGTTCCGTGTGAAACCGAGGGTTTTACCGGAACGCCGAATAGCGTCGCCGCAAGTGAAAACTCATTATCGGTCTTCATGGTGAAGCCAGTAATCGTTAGCTGCGCGGGTTGCGCAGTCATGTTTGCAATCGCCTTGTCTAGAAAATTAGGGTCAGGACTTGCACCACTCCTGAAAACAACAAGAGTGCCAGGCTTATAGTCTGGGTTTCCGGCTGGTACCGGTGTCAGGTTTTCGGCGTTGAGCACTTTGTTGAGTGCGCTGTTCTTTTGCGCATGGATAGTCGAAATGCTCATAAATGCGCACACAAAAACGGTAAGGGATTGCCTAAAAACCATGACTTCTCCTCGATGATGATTTTCAAAGCTAAATCTGATGCTGGGGGCCGGTTGTCCGATAATACCCTAAGCCGTCATCCCCGGAAACGGCTTTACAAGCCCCGTCGTCGGTGCTGGCACGAATGAAACCGTGTGCGTGAGCGATACGATGGCATACCGGATCGCATCCATCGAATGGCTGTATTCGTGCTCCGGTACATTCGTCACCTTGCCGTCTCGGTCAATGATCCACAGGTAGTTGCGATATTCCTTGATGATGTTGAGCGACCGGCTGGTAACTGATACTGCTTGCGCCTGGACAAGCTGGATGCCGTTGTTGACCGAATCTTTGCCCTTTTGAGCGCCGATGATGTTCAAGCCATATCCCTTGATCTCGTCAATGGATTTTGGCTCGGCAGAATCGGCGATAACCAACGCACGCGGGAGATTGAGCAACGTGTCGGCGATCTGCTTGTTGCTCATGCGCTTTGCATAGAGGATTTCATCAACAATGTAGCCGCCGTTATAGCGGTAGATCGCAACGAGCGAGCTTGGATCGTTTGAATAGCCGAAGTCGAGGCCGTAGCGTTCTAACCGTGCTTCGTGCGGGATGGCATCAATGATCTGCCAGTCCTTGTAGATTTTCCCTTCAACTTCGCCGAGCTGTCCTAATCCATAGACCGGCCACCACGACTTGTTATTCTTGTGGGATTCGATCTCGTTGATCGTCGTTTGGCCCAACGCTTCGTTGTCGAGGTAAGTGAGCGTGATGAAGTCAATGTCATCGCGCCGTCCTTGCATCTCCGTGTAGAACCAAAACTCATTCGTCGGGTTCCAATCCATCCACACGATCTCGCGGGTACGGATGATGAGCTGGTCAGCGATCTTGTAATCAAGGTTGTTGGCCTCGTTGATGAAGAGAACATCGCGGCGTGGGCCGTGTGCTTTGCCATAGGTGTCCGGCGCATAGAACTCAAGCCTGCATCCTGTCTCGAACGTGTAGGTGTGCTTGGTCTGGTTCCAGCGATCATCGTTCCAATAGCCGCGATCCTTCATGATGCCTTCAAAGTCGAGCATCGCTCCTTTTTCGAGGTGCGGATACGACTCAGAAACAACCGATGCGGTCTTGCCCCGGTTCGTTTGGCAATAGTCAATAAGCCATATCAGGATGGATATGGTCTTCGATGCTGAGGTTCCACCGGCAACCGCGCGGATTCGCTTACGAAGGGCGAATACCTTTTTGGTCGCGGTCGTATTGGAGAAACTAAACGGCTTCGCTTGGAGGGGTAGTGCTTGTTGCATTTGCGTCGGTGCTTAGTCCGCCATAGATCGGGGCTGGTAGCGTTTTACCGTCGCTTGTAAGGTCGAGCTTATCGCCGAATTTCTTCGGCAGAACCTTGGAGAGATACCATTTTCGAGTATCAACGCGGAGGCGGGAGCGGGTAGTGAACTCGCGATTCTCAACGACCTGATCGTGGCCGTTCAACTTCACAACCATGTGATCGTCAGTGCTGTCGTCGGCGATCTCTAGGAGTTCATCGAACATCAGTTCAGCTTGTGATGCCCGTGCGCGCGCGTAATGCTCTGAAAACAGCTTCTTGGCCGGATCAACTTCGTCAATGAGCCAAAGGAAGACCGTTGATGCCGCTGGCATTTCTTCTTCTCCGCATATCGTCCGTAAGCTCTCACCCTCGGATATTCGTAAACAAATCTGATCTCCTAGCTCTGTGGTGAATGTGGATGGTCGTGCCATTAGCTCTTGAATTGATAGCTTTTCGCGTCTTCGATGACGGCTTTCCCCATCTTCTTGAAGTCTTTCGCCTTCACAGTGAAGAGCAACATCTTTGCTCCCTTCTTCATGGTCTTCGTCCGTTTGTTGTAATCCGTGGGCTGGGCGACAACGTAATGCCGGTCAATGCACGGCAGTTTGCACGGGTCGCATGGAATGTTCGTGTCCGCAAGCTCTAGGACGAGGTTAGGCAGTTGTTTCGGGGGCATTTGGTATGCGCATAGGTTTCTTAGCGAACGGGGTAAGCACGAGCGAGAGTGCCGCTTTCCAGATAAACCACGGCAGGTACTTTGGTTTGCGTCGGATGATCTTCCCAGCGAGGTATAGAAATGTCTGCGGGTCCTGGAGGATGTCCGCGACTTGCTGGTTAATCTTCATTTGTCGGTCGTATTTGCGGCTCATTGGGATGGGTGGTTATTTCGCGAGGATTCCCCTCACGATCTGGATGGCTGCGGCAATCTCAAGGCAGGTGATGAGAATAATGAAATGCACACGGAGTGCGGCCTTGAAACGCTGGTGAGTCATGAGGGGATGATCTAATCGTACAATTACCCTCGAAACTGTCAATGCACAGGGAGAATGTATGCAACCGAGCACAACTGCACTCGTCGTGGCAGGCGTGGGAGTCGCTGGAATCCTCGTCGGCCATCTCTTCACCCGGTCGTGGCAGCATGAACAGTGGCTACGGGATAAGCGTTATCAGGATTATCAAGATGTCTTGAGCGCCGTGACCACCGCGTATATGGCGATCATTCGAGTAGACAGGATGGAAGGGACATCCCTCTACAACGAAGATATGGTGAAAGAGCTGGAGGTCATCAAGGTTGAAGCATTCCGGGTGCTGCGTGATCGCATCTTCATTGCTTATGAGCTTGCAGAGGCCGACATACTTGGCGAATGGGATTCCGCTGTCACTAATTTTGAAAAGTTGAACATTGACGATGTGACCTTTGCTAAACGGTTCAACGTGGTGAATGACAAGCTGGTGCGCATGGCACTCAACCCTGCGAAGCGTCCGTGGTGGCCCAAGCGTTGTTGGAATCGTCGCAATGTGGCGAAGTTCCGCGCCGAGCATCCTCAATAAGATCGCGGGTACAATTGCAGCGCAAACCAATACCAAAGACGGAGAGATATGCAACCGCCTGATCCGCATCCACATATAACGCTCGTGCTGGCATGTTGGGCGGCGATTGGCCCGCTACTCGGCATCGCTATCGGTCAATATCTTACGAAATCGTGGCAACGCGA